ACTTACGATAAATAGTAAAAGTAGTCTGAGGAGTCCCGAGATACATAATACGGCTATCGCTTTTCGGGGTAAGGATTGACTCCGCTTCCGTACAGAGTTGTAAAAGTTTTTCACGCATCAACTCCGTCATACTGTTGCCCGGGACTTCTACGTCGTCCAAGATCATGAGGTCGGCTCGGGAACCGGTCAGTTGACCAGTAATACCCACGCTTTTTACCGAGGGAGCTTGGTGCGGGGAACAATTTACGTCGAAACTTATACGTGACCACCTCGAGTCGTCGGATTTGGGTCTCAAGAAATTTAGCCATGGTGTCTCTATAATTAATTTTTGTAAAAAGATAGACATGTTGTCTGCACGTTCTTTAGATGCAGATATAATCATAATCTTTCTTTCTGGGTCATTAAATAATGTCCAAAGTACAAACGCTCCGGTAATCCAACTCTTACCGACGCCTCGGAACGCTTGTATTTGTAGTCTTTTAGGTCCAGTTTGCAAGTACTCTGCTATCGCATACTGTGCCCGGGTAGGCGGTGGAAGATGCAATTCATGCCATAACGCCTGCAAGAACAACTTAAAATCTTGCTGTAATAGGGCTAGGGAATTTTTTTCGGTCATAATTTAAGATCAAAGTTATCTTTATACTTCCTCTGGTTTTTAGTTGTTGCTGCTTTTTTAGCCCCTTTCTCACGTCTGATCTGTTTTTCAAATAGTTCTTTAATGTTAGCATCTAGTACATCTTGATTTTTAACTGAATCAAATAGACCAAATTGCCAACGTAGTCCTACTTTATTACGTTTCATTATTGCATCTAACGTAGCACCACTAAATTCTATTTCTGGATATTTTACATTAAGCTCGTCGAACAATCTAAATGTTTTTCTAAGGTCTGCCATAGCATTTGCATCAAATAACAACGCATCAAAGTCAACATCAGGAATAATAGGTTTCGCTTTATGTATATCTATAATATCTCGAATTAAAGAATCAAAAGTGTCTGTACGGTACTTATCCGTTGCTAAACCTTGCCTTACTTTTGTGTTATAGTTTACTTTATTAAGCTTAGGTAATTTTAGCAAATTCTTATCCATTAATCTTACAAGAGTAGCACTTACTTCATCATAGTCAACTGCTAAGGCTGCATCAGCTACAGCATCATAAACATCTTGTGATTTTTGTGCAACTTTATAAGCGTCTTCGATAATATCTGCTAACTCAGCAGCTTTCTGTAGTCTATAGGTGTCACTAGCGTTCATGTCTGTTAGTACCTGTTTCGTAAAAAACTTACTACCGTCACGTCCTATAGCATCGTCTAAAAACGCATGTGTTAAATAATGAGGTGAGCCTTTATCACTTTTCATACCAAGAAGTCGTGCAAAGTTACCTTGTTGACCACCTAGACCTTTTAGCTTTTTATAAAAAACATCATTTACTTTTAACATTAATGGACTATGAAAACCTACTTTATCATATATACCCATCAAACCTTTTAGAGCTGCAATATGATGTACGTTGGACATATCCATACGACCTAAAGTTTTAGAACCAGTCAAACCTAATAGTTCAGCAACAGGTTTAAACTTATTCATCATGCCCATACTAAAGTTTTTAAAACCACTCTGTTGAGATGTAATTGCTGTTTCAATATCTTTTAAAGTTCTACTCATTTCAGCTTGATATAGTTCTAAAAATAACCTACCATCCTCGCCTTTTTTTGTAGCTTGTTTAAACAACTCATAGTCAAAGTAAAGATGCCCTTGTTTAGTTTTTTTAACATACATCGGTATTTTATTTGCAGCTTTCTTTAATCTAAGAGCATATGGGCTGTCAACACTAATGCCTGCTTTTCTTAACTCTAAATTAGCTAAGTCTTGAAAATTTATACCATCATCTATAGGTAGATTATCAGGGTCTACAAACTGTCGCTTACCGCTTTGAGCTAGTTCTGTTTTAATATCTTGACCAGTTACATTTACTTTACCTTGTGCTCTTAGGACTTGTTCTGCTTCCATAGCATCTAGCTTTGCAGCATTTTGTGCTTCAGCTATCATTTTAGCTACATCATTCTCAGATGCTAACTTAGAACCCGCCGGTATAGTGTCATCTAACTTACGTGCATACTTAGGTAATTTACTAGCTTTTGACTTTAAAAAAGCTTTGACCATCTTTGGACCTTTTAGCAATACACGTCTAGGTATATAGCCAAGACCTAAAGTAACTAAATCTATAGTATCTGGTACAAGCATTTCTCCGGCTAAGGATGCTATTAAATGATCTTCTGATAGTCCACCAGTTAGTGCTTTGATTGCTTTCTGTCTTGTACCATATATTCCTACAGCTTTATCTAATCTGTCTGGTATACTTAATACATTCATAATAAAGTCACCAGTCTTTTGTCCAAAGCTTTTTTCTGCATCAAACTCAGCTTTAGCAGCAAGGTCTGAATGTACATCAGAGTTATAAAAATTTAATTCGCTTTGAAAATCCTCTTCTTCTTGTTTCAGTTTATCTTCAACTATTTCGTCTCCAAAGTCAGCTACAGCAGATACACCTTTACGTGGCATATTTTTTAAATAACTATTCATTACCCATCCTCGCTTTCTTTAGTAAGTAGATGTTGTAGTCGTAGTCGCTCATATATTCTCCGATATCTGATCTCCATTTTATTTGATACCTAGAAGATTTAGACTTATATTTTTCGTCATGTACTTGCTGATTAATAGCATGTTGCTCTGCTAGGGTTTGTAATTTATCTTGAAAGATTCTTTTATTCGCTTCAAATTTAATAGCTGATTTAGCTGTCCAGTTTTTGTATCCTTCAACAATAGGCTTAACGTGTTTATTCCATTGTGCCTTAATAGTCTCTACTGGACCTTTTGACCAGTCCATATGCTCGTACAGGACCACACCATTTTCGATATAGAGCACGGTCCCGTCGTCTTCAGTATACCAACCGTTAGGTCTAGGAGAATCTTTGCTAGGCTTAGTCTTCATTCCGCCTGCTCTATATTCTGAAAATGACATAATTAATTTATATGTGATAAAATAGTTTTTTCTCGGTCTGTTACTCCGAATGTGGCTCGCATCCAGTCAAGCCAATGTTTACTACCTTTTTCCTGATTGCATCGTCGACAAGATGCCACGACATTCGTTGTTTCATCTCTACCCCCTCTGCATTTAGGGCGTACATGGTCGATGGTAAGTTGTTGTAAATCATAAGTTCCTCCACAATAAACGCATTGACAATTAAAGTGCTCTTTGATAGCCCTTCTCCAGAGCCGTTTTGAATCTGAACTTGTCATGGTTATTAAGTTGTGTAAATAGTAATCAGGTGTTGGTAGTAATGGGGTCATTTTTTAATTTTGAGTCGGCTTCGTCTGTTAATAGATGGTTTCTGCTTTCTACCACGGGTCTTGCTACCCTTATAATGGGCGGCATCCAACCCGTCACGGTTGCCATATGTACCAAGTTTTCTATTAAGTTTGTTTGCATTGACTCTAATTGCTAGACCTTTTTTAGTTTTGTTGTATTTTGCCTGTTGTTTAAGGCGTTTCTTCCTAGCTTTAGGATTCTTTTTGTAATACTCAGAAGTTTTTGCCATACACTTTCCTCTTAACGAGCGTTGGGTCGACAGTTGGTAGAAGTTGGTTAAGCTTATCTAAAGGACTACCTTCGTAAGCAACACCAGTAATGTCGTTTGTCTTTAGCCAATCGCAAGCTGCTTTTAAATCCTGTGTTGTAGCTTCTCCACTCCTTATTCTACGCAAAAAGTCTTCTGTAACAAGGTAGTGTAGCTCGTTAAAACTGTCTTCTGTTGCTTTTCTAGGTAGTTTCTTTAGTTCATCCATTAAACTTTGCCTTTTTTGTTTTTAAAATGTTTTCTAATTAGATCAGCGTCTGCCTTAGTATAAGGGTCGTTAGGGTCTTCGTTAGGAGTTCCCGCTTTATACTGTCTCTTAGATGCGTCTCTTACGTCTTTCGGTACTCCAAAATAGTTAGCACTAGCTATGTTAATGCTACCTGTTGGAGATATTTTTTTAGCACCTTTAGATGCTCCTGATTTTGCCATTAGACTGGTAATAAGTTTTTCTTGACTAGCTCGACTAGCTTGTCATCTACAGTGTTATCTGTATTTTTTGCATAAGCTTCTAGTAGTTTTACTACAAGCTCTT